TCAAACGCATAGATGTTGTTGTTCCCAAAATCGCCAATGACAATCTTGTTGTTAAACGCCATCTGGCAGTTACCACGGTGACGAGTAAACTCGCCATTAACAAATCCTGCACGCTCATGCCAGGCTTGCGTGGCCGCATCATAAACCCATGTTGTATCGGCACTAGGAAAAACCAACACATAAAAACTGTGACCGTCTTGTTGATATGTGTAACCAATAGCATCGGACATGTCAGCGTACTGCTGAATTTGCCACTCAACAGCGTGGGTTGAGATGCGCTGACCGGTGTAGCCATTGGCGCGGTAGACAATACCTTGGCCACGGCGGTCACGGCCAAGCCAAAATAGACCGTTGTCCATCTTGGCCACAGAGTAGGGGGCAGCGCATCCCAACTCATTAAACGCGCCTTGAATGCGTTGCAAAGGAAAGTCTGTTGCGCCAGTGTCGTACCAAACTTCAATCGAATTTGTGCCAAACGCCCATACTTCGCGGAAATTAGACACCACGGCAATCAAACCATCAGGCGATCCTTCAGTGCTGACAAATTCCAAAGGATCAATAGATGTGCCGTCTAGTAGCTCTGTTATCCACATCAACTGGCTGTTGGGCTGGTTGAACACAAAGTAACCGTCCAAATAACAAACAGTCACCGCGCCTGGAAAGTCTGGATCAGTGATCTGACCAAAAGCGTTTGTGGTGTTGTTGTAAATGTAGCTGGGGCCATTGGCCGCAATGAACAACTGCGTGCCGTTGTCAGCCAAACTGACGGGGCCAGTACCGGCAACAGTGCCAATTAGCGTGGCCACATACGCGGTGGTGATTTTGTAAAGCTGAGTGCCTGATATGACAAAGGCTGTGGTGTCGTTAGACGAGAACGCCCACAAGCCACGGATCGGGCCGTTGCCAATGGTGTTGAGTAACTTTAGACCTGGGGCGCGGTTCAGAAACGCAGGCTCTTTACCAGCCTCGGGGACAATCTCGGGGAAAAGGTTGACCATCCGAGCGTCTGCCGCATTGACAGATCGCGCTACATAAGTAGAGCCAAGAATCGGCGTTTTCATTAAGCAGCTACGCCATCAATCACAGCAAAGTTAATTACGGGGGCATCGGTAGCTACGCCGCCAGTGGTCAAAAAAGTAATGTTAAAACTACCCGCTGCCACCGCAGTAACCAACAAATTGTACAAGTTAGTGCCAGACGCTTGATTTAAAATAATTACGTCGTTTGCGCCGACTGTGCTATTGGTAACGGTAAACGTAGCCGCAGTAGCAGAACCAGCCGCAGAGAACATAGTGATAGCACCGCAACGCTTGTTAAGCGTCACGCCTGTGGTGCGATTTGTTCCTTGAGTTACTGTGCCGCCTGCGCCTGTAGCATAGCCTACACCAGCCGTGCCAGTTGACACAATAGCGCCTGTGGCTGTTAGGCTTGTGCCTGTGGCCGCGCCGATATTGGGCGTAGTCAGCGCCATGCTTGTACTGGTACAAGCGCTAATATTGCCGCTTGCAACAGTACCAAGTGCAGGCGCAACCAATGTTGCATTGGTAAACAACAGCGCGTTGGTGACTTGTTTAGTTGTGCCTGATTGCACAATTGGCAAGACATCAGTAACGGCAGCAGCAGTGGCGGCGGGGAGGGAGGTGATTGCAATGGTGGCCATGTTAGTAGTTTCCTGCGTAAATGTTAAATCGTTGGCGGTTGGCGACTAATGCGTATGGCAGTGCCATCACATCATCAGGGTTGTTGATGCGCTTAAGGTCACGCTTAGAAGTCATCGCAATGCGCTGCACTTGAGGGCTTGGCTCAACGCCAAACTCGGGGGCGAACTCCATGGCCAAGTTGTATGTGAACGCACGCAAATAGCCTGGTGGGTAGTACAGCACGGTGGACAAATTGGCGGGACGATTTAATTCTTCAACCGATACAAAATGAAACTCTAAGTTTTGCGTTGGCCTTGGATAAAGATATATCTCAATATCGGGAAACGTCATGTTGACCCACATAACTTGTGGATAAGTAGAAGTCACAGTCTTAACAGCAATACCGTTGTACTGCTGTTGATTAATCATTTTGATGCCATACGACACGCCATTTGGCGCTTTGAAGTATGTAGCATCGTCAAGCAAAATGGGGCGAAGGCCAATAAAGTCACCCGTTGGGCCAAGGGTGCGACTAATAAAACTCGCAGGCCATGTGAAGATTTGATCTTGCGTAGAGAACACTGACAGACGTTCTGTGTTCCATGAATCAATCATTTGATTGAATGCCATCAAAGCGTCTTGGGACGTAGCCGCAGAGGGCGTTTCACCTTCAGCAAGCACACCGAGAAGTCTAAGCGCCCGTTCGATTTGTTGGCCAGCGGTGTACGTTGTCATGTTTAAACCTCAGTCGTGGTTTTTCTACGGCGTTTAACTTCCAGCACGTTCACAGGAGCCGCTTCAGGTTCAGAAAGCGTGTCTGGATTATAACGAGTCCAGCCATTTTTTTCATCAACTTCTGCTTCAATGTCCATAGTCGCTACTTTAGCGCCGTGAATAGGATGTTCAAGGTAAATTGCGGCCATTATTCCTCCAAGGGCGTGGGTTCGGGTGCTTCAATACGGGCAATTAACATCCGATATGCAGAGATCGTGGACTGAGCCTGAATTAGAAAAGTACGAGCTTTTTCTGCTTCTCGCTCAAGTTCCTCGATCTCGCAAACCAAGAATTCCTTGGTGATTTGCATTACACAGCGTCCGAAACCATGATGTAGTACGGTGTGCCGTTGTCAGCCACGATTTTGATAACGTGAGTAACAGCAGCCGCCGCCTTGGCGCGGAAAATTGTGTTAGATGCTGGTGCTGGCATGTTAAGCAGCGAACCAACTTTTACAGTGCCACTATCAGTCACGCGCATGAATGCAGATGTTCCAGCTAAAGTTACACCAGCGCCAAAGTTGGAGTCCAATTGAATTGCCGCCAATGTGCCACCAGGAGTGGTAGATGTACCGCCAATCGTTGTACGAAGTGCATTGGCCGCGCCAGAGATAGTGCCAGAGCCATCAATTTCAGCGCTGATATGAGCGCCGTTGATAGTACCAGCAGCAGCAGCGCCAGCGCCAGTCACTACGGAAAACGCACGAAGCGTTTCACCAGAGCCTGTGCTTGTGAAAGTCAACTTGTTGTAAGACAAGCGAGTGTCACCACTAGTTGCGCTAGTCGTAGCGTAAGAACCGTTCAACACACCAGAAGATGTGAGAGCGATAGGATCGCCAGACGAGCCAACTTGTACCGAATCAAATGCGGGGTCAGCGAATGCAACGCCAACAGCTTTAGTATTTGCCATAATTAAATTCCTTTATCAATTCCAAAAGGGAAGAAAAATGCCCCGCCGAAGCGGGGCTTGATGCTTAAGAAATGCGGTAGCAAGTCCAAGAGCCTTCGCCAGTCTTACGGGCACGGAAGTGACCAGAAGTAGCGTTGTCAACTTGCATATTGCCTACAACCGACCAACCCGTGCCGACAGCCACCGTTACATCGTCAGACCCGCCGTCAATATTGACAACGAAGAAGTCGAATGCAGCGTTAACTTTGACAGCATTAGGAATGCCTGCTTCTAAAAGTGCCACAGTGGGCAAAGTCATATTGCCAGCTGTGCCGTCAAAGGTAAACAAACCATTTGACAGTTGAGCAGCAGTAACGGTAGCCGCAGCTGTTAAAGCAGTTGGAGCCGCTTGAACAATCAGTTGAGCTTCAGAAGTGTTACCTGCGCCAATTTGGTAGCCACCAGCGCCATTAGGGAGAGCCATAATAATTTCCTTAAAAAGATGTTACGAACAAAGATGGGGGCCGAAGCCCCTATCAATTAGCCCCAGATGCGGCAGCCCATTTGTGGGCGGATTGTGCTGAAACCGTACAAAACGTCAATACGGCAAGGCATACGGTCATTGTTAATATCGTACTGGCGCACGATACGCAAAGAAATACCGTTGTGAACTGCGCGAGCAGCCATGTCAACACCTTGGGGCAACAGCAAGTCAGCAGTTGCAAAAGTGATGGCATCCTTGTGGTAAACCAAGTTCTGAGCATACTGGCTAGATGCAGCACCAACGAACACAACAGCCTTACCAGCGACAGGGAAGCTGTCAACGGTAGCCAAAGCATTGGCGGCAGTGTAGATAGGAGCAACAGTCACAACGATTGCAGTGCTAACAGCAGTTGCATCGGCCAAAGCTACGAACTGGAACAACGAACCAGTGGATTCACGGGTTTGTGGGTTCACAGCAAAGCAGTCAGCAACAGTGAACACGTCACCTTGTTTAACTGTCAAGCCAGCGCCAACGGTCAAAGCAATGCTAGCAGCGCCTTCAGAAGACACAGTGGTGGTCACAGAGTTACCAGTAGCAACGCGAGTGCCAGTGGTGTGTTGCTTGATAGACTGAGACATGTTGATCTCGTCAAAGCCCAACACGCCAGTGCCCATCATGCCGTTCTTGAATTGCTTGCTGATAGTGTCTGTAGGATTGAACAGACCTTTCATGCCTTCAACCAAGCCA